GTGGGCACAGGTAACCCGGCAACGGCTGATTGCTTAGTTCTAAGTGCGCCCAATCGGGCAGTAGCGGCAGCTCGCTCTTGCCAAGTAAGATTGACTCGCCGAATGTTCTCTTCGAGCTCTGCTTCTTCTCGTTCAAGTTCACCCAGTTCACCCAGTGAAACGCACGGCACCAGTCCGGCAGCAACCACTTGAAAATCATGTTTGAACTCCCCGCCTAGGTCATAGATATCTGTGATCGCACGAAGCCGCCGCTCGCCGGCGACCAGCACCCACTTGTCGGATTCCTGCCGGACAACCAGCGGATGAAACAGGCCCATTGATTTAATGCTCTCAACGAGCTCGACCAGATCAGCTTGCAGGAATTCCTTGCGCTGACGGTCAGGGGAAATAGTAATCTCAGACAACGGTATTAATCGCATCGTGGTTCCTTTCTTGTTGAAGCCGACTGAACAATCAGCTTTAAAAAGAACCCCCTTGCGGGGGCAAAAGGGGAGGAGCTTAAACCTTCATCAACAGACCCGGCTCTTCCAGAATGTCTCCGGTAGTGTCCGAGATCTTGTGATTGACTTTGACTTTCAACGGGCGGCCAACTGCACGTTCCCAGCTCCACGGCTCACCGGCGGTATTCATGCCGAGAGCTTCACGATACTGACGCTGCCGACGATTCTTACCTTTGGCATTGTCAATTGCGCCCTGCGGGGTCAGATCGAGGAAGCAGCTATCGGTCAGCGTGATAGCTTCCGGCAGCCCCATCGTGTCGCGGAGTTGCTGGGGAACTTCGATCTTTAACGTGACGTTCATTGCAGCCCATGGCTGACCAACGCGATCACCCTTGCCAATGGTGCCAGACTTCGGTGTGACCTTGGCGATGCTGGCGATGTAGAAACCGCTGGGATCAGTCGGATTGTCCGCCGGCAGCGCATCGCGTTTTTCGTTGGCTTCAGTGGTCTGTGCAGACAGTAACAGGTTGGGGTCAAACTGTGATTCAGACATACAAGTTCTCCTATAGGATTTGAGATGCCGCCAATGTTAAGACAGGAGCTGGCGGCGACTACTTCTCCTGAATTTTATTTACCACTCCTCTGCTTCCAAACGTCCATGATCTGAGCAAAGTTTGGTTCGATTCGACTCCGATACCCAAGTGAACGGGTCTTGCTCACTACCCCGTAAGCCGCGGTATCCCAGTAAAACTTATCCGCCTCCCGCACGGTGAAAATCACATCAGAAAACAACGGCGGAATTTCTGGTTGAATAGCAGTTCCGATTGTCTTGATTGTCGTGTTAACCTGCCCGGTGATTTCATTCTTATCCCTGACCGGATGGCAAGTCATAACAAACGAGCAGCGGGAACCTTGCGTGATCAGCCGCAGAAAATTCATCAAATGATTCTGTGCTACTCCGTAGTCTGGAGGGGACATTGTAGGTCGGCTTCCGACAACCATCTTGGCTGCTGCGTTTGACAGCTCAGTGAACGAGTCGAGTATAAAGCATCGGTCTGCTCCGAACTTGTCCATTCCTCCAAACTTCTTCCCTGTCCGATCGTCGGGAAAGTCTGCGCAGGCTTCAAGTATTTTCCAGTAGGCATTGTTCTTTCCCTTGTCAATATCTTGTTTTTTCGTGAGCATCTCGTAAGTGAGATTGCCTGTGTCCTCTGCACCTTTCAGCATCTGAGCGAGTCCAATGGGGGCAGAGCGCTTCTGGTGCCAATGCAGACTGGCGGGAACTTCTAACTTCTTATCCTTCCAGAAACCCAACAGGGTCTCGAGACTGTTGTCAATGTCCAGATAAAAAGTGTCGATTTTATTAGCATGATTCCAGTCTACTAAAGTGCCAAGTGCATGAGTCTTGCCTGTGCCTGCGTCGCCATTCAGCAGGACATTCGGCCCTGCAATTTCAGTTGTATCCGCCATCTTATCTCCGATTCATGTGAATAATAAACTCTCTCTGTAACAACGGGCGCGGAAAGTAATCCAGAAAAAACATCAACGGGCCAGTGAGCAACGAACCTGCAATCGTGCCAAAAGCATCTGGATGCTTCTCACAAGCCACGCGTTCCCAAGCGTAATCTAAATCCCGCTGCGAACGATTCTGAAAAACAATTCGTGCCCAGATATCACCGCACCGCGGACAGAAATAACAAATGCCTGCCCGTCCAGACAACAGACTCAGCCGGTTGAACTTGAATTGCCCGGCTAGATTTCCCTGCAGGAATACTAGACAATTTTCCTCCGGTATGCCAATAAAGGATGAGTCCAAAGAGCGCTGCAATAACTGCATAATCATCCCATTTCACTTTATAACACCTAGTTTACCTTTTTGCCAGCCGTAAACAATGTGTTCGTAGTTTTGAGGCCTGCTGTAATGATCAGCAAGTTTTGTCTGCATCATGGTCATGACGGAGCTGAACCCTTCTTCCAAAATAAATCTTACATCAGGGTCTTGCCGGCCAGTCGTGCGCAGTTTCCAATAAATCGCACGATGCTCGTGAGCAGCAGGATTAAAGTGAATATGCGTTCGCACTACTCCGTCAAGAATAGCCATGATTAAACCTCCAAAACAGTTTCAGTGCGGGTAACTGGATCCCACTTCCTGCGCTGAAAGAACGCTTCCAGAACAGGTTCTTTTTGCTGGGCCAGACAGACTGAACGGAACGGGCAGCCGCCGTATTCCGCGCAAGCATGATCCAGATTGTAGTCGAAATAACCTTCTTCCCACTGACGAATCATGTTCTTCACATCACGCAGGAGTTGATTATACCAGCGATCTAACTGCCATTCAGGACGATAAGTAATGGCTTCTGCGGTGTCATACTTTGACTTAAGTATGCTGACGCCACGGACGAGGAATCCATCCAGCTTAATCCCACCCTTCGCAGCCCCCCATGTATAGCCGGTAAATTGACTGCGCAAATCCCACTGACGAGGCCAAGAAGCGCCAAGTTGTGATGTAGTTTTATCGTCTTCACCGAGCACCATACTACCTTTCCTGACGACCATATCCATACGTCCGCAGTAGAGGATAGGATTGCCTGTTTCAGGATGAATGATATCAATAGGTTCCGCGAATGAAAACTCAATGCCCCTCTTACCGCTAGGAAGCACAATAGGTTCTGCGTCGTCTGTCTCGAGAGGATATCGCTCGAAGTAGAATTCAAGTGCTCCCGCCATTCTTGTAGCTGACTTGGCGGAATCCTCCGGACACTCAAAATTTCCGTAGAATTTAAGAAGTGCTCCAACCCCCAGCGCGACCGCATCAGACGCTGTTCTGCCTTCCTCGTAAAAGGCACGTCGGCTGGTTTCAAGACCGTGGGCATAAGCAGCTCCTGCGTGAAGATGAACGGAAGGCTCTTTGCTCTTCCAGTGTTCGAAGTATTCCAGATAACCCTTGTGGCCGCAACTACGAACTGCGGCCATGATGCTGCTGTCTATTACTTCAGGAAACGGTGGGCGGTTCATCATTGTCTAACTCCTTGGGTTTTTGTGCTTCTGCTACGCAGGAAATCCACACGGCGGCGAACCAACTCTTACAATGGGTAATGCCTGTTTGAGGAGTCAGGCCGCAGACAGGATCGTGAGGACAGTCTGTATTGGTTTGAGGACAGAGCATCTTACATCCCCAACTCAGCCAGCATATCGTCAGCATTTGGGATCGCTGCCTTAGCTGTGGTTTTAGACCGGGCTGAAGCAGTTGCCGCGCTCATACGGCCCGCGCGAAGAATCTTAATGGCCTCCCGCATATCATCTTCGGTCAGCGTATTGTCCGCTGCTTTCTGCCGGAAAATGGCAATCTTCGATTGGACTTCAGGGTTCATACAATCTCCTTTAATTTCTTACTGAGTGCCTCAACCCTATCTTTCGGGCCGAAGACGTAAAAACCTTGCAGACCGAAGGGAGTGAGATCGAGCCGGCGGCTTTCAAAAAATTCCCTGATGCGCTCAAGAAAGAAATTCTGATACGCACCTTGGGGAACTCGCTGTTCCAATTCAGAATAAAGAAACAAATCTAGTCGAGTGCGAGTGGAAGCCGGCAACTTGAGACAAAGCTGCATAGGCGGATCGACGTTAGCTTTTCTTGGCAAGTGATTTCTCCATTTCCCACTGAAAGTTAATTTCGCTAACTGCAGCCTCATAAGCAACTCGGCCTGTTTCCATCAGTCCAAGACTGTTGAAGAAAGTCTTGACGCCGGCGGCTTGCACGAGCCTCCAATTACGCTTGTCGGCGGCGAGCTGAAGTGGTGTGCGGGTTTTAGACTTACGTTTCATTCCAAGTCCTCCCACTCACCTTCTTCATTAAGTCGCTGAACATGCAGAGGACAGGTCTCCAGTGCAGAACCAATGATGCTGGTCAGTGCTGGTTCAACTGTGTCCTCCTCGCCGGACTCGGAAATATCAACTGTAGTCCAGTCACCTGAACCCCACTGGCGTGCGCGGAAAGTGCTCATTCAATCCCCTTTCTCAATGTAATCTTAGTATCAATTGAACAGGCCGCGAACACGTCAGTCCCGGCTGTCAGTTGTAAAATCAAGTTCCCACTTGCGCTAGCAAACTGCGTGTATTCCTGCAACTCAACTCGCACAGTCGCGCCGAATCTGGTCAGCACTTTCACCGGGACAGTATGAGCTTCTACCTGTAATTCATCCAGCACAAGATCAACTACCAGTTCAAATTCTTTATCCCAGCTTTGCCGCCGAACGGTCTGTTCTACTTCCTCGCCAAGATAGCCATCAATAAGCTCAGTTCCGTCGATAGCAATAGGCTGATGCTCGCGAACGAGCTTGCGAGTATTGAGCACAGTGTTGTGGGTGTATTCGGAGAAGTTCCCGATTAGGGTCTTGCTCTCTTTATCAATCAGCGCCAGACCACGGGTGCGAGTCCAGTTGGCGGGATCGTTGTATAACTTCCGCAGCTTTTCCGTGTCGGTCGGCGGCTTGACAGCCGGGTCTGTCTTCTGTTTATTCCGCTTGGGAATTGCAGCCAGTTGAACTTCCGTAAACAGATCTTCTAAAGGATTTTCCCAAGCTGGTGTATCAAGTGCTGCTTCGAATTCCGCTGCATCTTGGAGCTGTTCTTCATTCAGGTCTAAGTCTCTCATGGTGCCTCCGTGAGAAGTGGGTTAATTGCGAATATCCATTATTATATGATAACCGATATCCATTGTCAAGCAAGTATTTTAATTCTCTAACTGCCTCCGCAGGGAAACAGACTGGGGGAGGAGACTCTGAAACTCCTCCCCCGCTGTCCGCCCAGTGTCGGAGGCACCCACCACTGGACTCGCCGGGGGCCTGATGTTCAATCAGGTCGGCTATCACAGCACACTATCGACAAGGAGGGCGACAATGTGCTGGGTAGAGCAGGCTATTACAGGCTAGTCTACAACTGTTGCGGCAGCAACTTGCAGAACCCTTTCACCTAATCTCTGCCGAGTATAACAACCTGCTCTGGAACAGCCCCTCATTGCAAGGGGCTGAACCAGACCCGGCTGTATTAGCCCAGTTCCGCCAACAGATCGTCCGAATTGAACTTCGAATCTTTCTGCAGCTTCTCTTCTTCCATGCGCTTGATGACTTGACCAGTCTTCGTCGCCGGATTGCGGAAGGAATCGTAGATATCTTTCCGCGAAAGCTTCTCGCCTTTTTCCTTGGCAGTGTCCAGCTTTTTCTGCACAAAGGCTTTGACTTCTTCGATGGACTTGCCGGAGACTTCGGCAATTGCCTTGACCACGATGCTGGCGCCAGACACGCCACCACCGCCGCCTTCGCGCACTGCAGACCAGTCGCCGGCTTGAATCTGAGCATTGAGCTCTTCAACAGCCATGACCATATCTTCTTCGCTCAGGGGCTTGTCCGCCGGGGCAGCCAGCTCGTCGCCGTATTTCTGCTCGCCGCCGTGACCGGCAAACTTCGCCAGCAGGCTAACAGGCAGGGCAAACGTGCGAGTGTCGCCATTGCGGAAGTCCATGCGGACAGACACAGCGCCGGCTTGCAGGGTCACCGTGTCGCCGTCAATCAAGATCTTCGACTCGTCAATCAGCGTTTCCTTTAACACCCGACGCTTGCCGGCAAAACCAACCGAGCGCCCGTCAGACATTTGCACCGCCGTAACTTCAGCTTTCGGACGCTTTGCAACAACTTGTTCTTCAGCCATCTTCGTAACTCCTTAGTTTGGTGACAAGCCTTTTTCTGGGCGCTCGCCGTGTTCCCATTGAACATATGATTATACGCGCAGTGCCGGAACAGTCAACACAGATTTTAAATTATTTAACGCGACTCTAGCCCAAGGACTTTCTGCCGGGCTTCCAGATCTTCCCTGCGCGCCTCAATACCGACACGCCACGGAACTACTTGCAGAAGC